GAAAAAGCAGATGAAATGGAAGAAAAGGCTAGAGAATATCATAGCCAAATTGATAGACTAGCGGGTAAGATTGACGCAGACGACAATACACCCGTCAGTGAATACTATAAAAAGTGGTGGGAAAACGAAATCAAACAATCATTGTCTAGTGCAGGACTAGAAGCCGATGTTGACCAGATGGAAGCCTTGGTCAATCGTTTCGCTTTTGGTGATAAGTCAGTGAAAGCTGGTTCGTTTCCAAGAGATATGAAGAAATGGCTTGGTCAATATCAAAAAGAAGTATTCCCAAAGAAACAAAAAGAAGCAAGAGCACCATTTGAGATGTTGTTCTTACGTGCTGGTCAAGATAGTTTAACCAGAATCAAAGACTTCTTAGGGTCAAACAACCCAGAAGCTGTAGATAAATTAGAGAAAGAACTAAATAAAGTAAGAAAAGCACTACAAGGACAAGACTTGGGTGACGCTGCTGAGAAACTAGCACAAGAATTTGAGAGATTAGAACAGGTTGGTATTGATAAATTAGTCCCAAGTGAAGGTTTGGTCTTTATGTATAACGGAAGACCATACAAATTCACAGGTGCGTTTGCTCCAATCAATCAAATCTTGGGAACATTCAAGTTTGGAACACCACAAGCACAACAACCTGCCGCCGCTCCAAGTGGTGGAGGTGCTGCCGCTGGTGGTGACAAGAACTTTATCAAACAATTCTATGGTGAAAAGATTAGAAACCCAATGACAGGTAAAGAAATTACACTACAATCAGCATTAACATACGATAAATCACATCCAGCTTACAAAGCTGCATTACAATTCCTACAAGGAAAGGTAGGACAAAAGGAAGGTTAGGTTATGTCATACAAAAAGAAAGAGTTACGTGAAGTCCACAAGGGCGTTCAAGAAACTATTCACAAAAAAATGAATAGTTATGCCAACAAAGTCGTTGTTGGTCAGTACACAGGAAAAAAAGAAGTCAAACGAGAAGAGGGTGAGGTTTGGTTTGACGATGAAAACCGCGAATGGGAAATGAAAGATGGTATCAAGAGAAGAATAAGTCCTCTTGAGGGTGCCAAAACCCCGTGGTGGTGTCCTGTTTGTAAAAAGACAATGAATAGTCACGATGTTAGAGCGTGGAGAGTACACGCACATTGTCTTGATTGTGTCGCTAAAGAAGAAACTAGACTTAAAATTGATGGTGTCTGGGAAGACCATAGAAAAAAAGAGATGTTAAAAAGTCAGGTTTCCTATCTAACTGACAAGATTATTGAGTTAACCTACTATCACGACACGCTTTCCAAACCAGAATTCATGACCTTTGACGACAAAACTGGTGCAATTCTTATGGTAGACAAATACCAAGTGCCATTGGAAAAGGTTAAGGAAGATATTATGATAGAAGTGGTCAGTATGAACAAGATTCTTAAAGAAAAAGAAAAAGAATTAGAAGAACTAATGGAGAATACAGATGGGTAAAGCTGTTTTACAATTACTAAGAGACAATTTATACGTAGTTCCAATAGTATTAGTTTGTGTTTTTCTTAGTTCATATGCTACATCTATGTTTAAACAAGATGAAATTGACATTTACATAGAAGAATTTAACCAATTTAAACAGGAAGCAGAAAAAACACAACAATTTGCTGATAGTTTAGCCTCACTGGTACAAGAATACAAGGAAGAAATAGAAGAACTAAACGATAGTATTGTGGTTCAGACTAGTGAATTGACCAGAGCATCCAGCGCTGTTGCTACTCTTTCTGCTAGAACACAGGAATTACGTGACCAACTAGACGATTCGGTGATGAGTGAAGTCCCCGAACAGGTGGTGGTCTACATTGATACCATAGAAGAAGAGAACGAGGCACTAAAAGAGAACGTATCTGCCGCTAATCAGTTGATTGCAACCCTGCAAAATCAGAACGAGTTGTTTCAAACTTCTCTAACGTTGGAAACTACCCGAGCAGATTCACTTGCTACCATCGTTGCCGCTATTCCTGAACCACCTAAGAACCCAAATAAGGTGTTGGGTTTCATTCCTAAACCAACCAGAACACAAACATTTATACTAGGAACGTTGGTTGGTGGTGTTGCCGCGTGGAAACTTATAGGATAATCTATGTCTACTGACTTAAAAGCAATCATTAAACGAGAGTATACCAAGTGTGCTCTTGACCCTGAGTATTTTTTAAGAAAGTATGTATATATTCAGGTTCCAAATAAGGGTAGACAACTCTTTGATTTACATCATTATCAAGCAGACACCTTACAAAAGTTCCAAAACCACAGATATAACATTGTTCTGAAGGGTCGCCAGATTGGTATTTCCACATTAATTGCTGGTTATTCACTCTGGAGAATGTTGTTTAAGAAAGATGAACAGATATTGGTCATCGCTATTAAACAGGAAGTCGCTAAAAACTTGGTAACTAAGGTTAAGTTTATGCATGAACTGTTACCTACATGGTTAAAAGGAACTTTGACCGAAGATAACAAACTCACATTACGGTTTGCAAACGGTTCTGCTATCAAGGCAACCGCTACCAGAGAAGATTCTGGTCGTTCTGAAGCTCTATCACTACTCATTCTTGACGAAGCTGCGTTCATTGATAACGCAAGTGAACTATGGACAGCCGCTCAAGCCACCCTATCTACCACGGGTGGGTCTGCTGTACTGATTTCTACCCCGAATGGTATGGGTAATTTCTTTCATAAAACATGGATTGATTCAGAGGCAGGTGATAATGACTTTGAGAGAACCCTACTAGACTGGCAAGTTCACCCTGACCGAAACCAAGAATGGGCTGATGACCAACTAAGACAGATGGGTGAGATGAGATTTGCTCAAGAGCACGGTGCCTCATTCATCTTTTCGGGTAATACGGTCATATCACCAGAGATTATTGAGTTCTATAAACAGACCTATCAACAAGACCCTATCCAAAAACGTGGCTTTGATAACAACATATGGGTATGGCAACAACCAGATTACACCAAATTCTACATTGTAGCGGCTGACGTTGCTCGTGGTGATGGTTCCGACTACTCTACCTTCCACGTTATTGACGTTGAAGCGTCAGAACAGGTCGCAGAATACAAAGGTAAGATAACACCCAAGGACTTTGGTAACCTTTTGGTCGCTATTGCCACCGAATATAACGATGCCATCATCATTCCAGACAACGCAAACATTGGTTGGGCCGCAATACAACAGATTATTGACCGTGGATACCAAAATCTCTTCTATATGAGTAACGATATGAAGTATGTAGACACAATGCACCAGATGCACGGTCGTTATTACGCAGAAGAAAAGAAAATGGTCCCCGGATTTACCATTTCACAACGAACAAGACCTCTTTTAATCGCTAAATTAGAGTCTTATATGAGAGAACAGTCAATTACCGTCCATTCTAGTCGTATGTTGACCGAATTAGAGACATTTATCTGGAAAAACAGCAAAGCCGAAGCTCTAGATGGGTATAATGACGACCTTACCCTTGCATTAGCCATTGGTTTGTGGGTTAGAGACACCGCATTACGTTTACGACAAGAAGGAATTGAGTTAAACAAGCAAATGTTGGGTGGTATTTCAGGTCACCAGACCAAAGCAGTCTTTACTGCTAAAGATTACAAACCAGAAAACGAATGGAAAATCCAGATTGGTCAAAATGAAGAAGAAGATTTACGATGGTTACTACGATAACTAGATACTTATATAAAACGACAGTTATTTTAACCTAATTTAATGGTAAATGAAATGGACAGAAATACTTTAATCTCTATCATTCAGGAAGAAATTGAAGAGGTCATGAAAGAACGCGAAATGACTTCTGGTCAAGAGGATAAAAAGGAACGAATCGTAAAAGATTTAAAAAAGAAAGTTCCTTATCTCAAGAAAAAATATGGCGATAAATGGAAATCAGTAATGTATGCTATCGCTACAAAAAGTGCTATGGGAGAAGCCCTTGACCCAGTTGGAAAAGAGGATGATGATGTTGATAATGATGGAGATACCGATAGTTCTGATAAATACCTAAAGAAGCGCAGAGACGCAGTTAGTAAGGCAATGAAGAAAGAAGAACTAGACCCCGTTGGTCAAGAAGACGATGATGTTGATAACGACGGAGATAGTGATAGTTCTGACAAGTATCTTAAGAATAGAAGAAAAGCCGTAGCAAAAGCTATGAAAGAGTCAGAAGATATGACTGACAGAGAAGTTGATAATAGAGAGAAAATCGCCGATAGACTAATGAAAAAGAAGGCAGATTTTAAAAAACGTTACGGTGATAATTGGGAAGATGTATTATACGCAACTGCCACCAAATTAGCTATGAGTGGTGATACAGGAGACGAAGAATGATTAAACTAAGTGACTTATTAAGTGAAGACCACAAGGACACACTTCACAAGGGGAAGTCAAAGTCAGGTCTAGATTGGGATGCCGACAAGGATAATCCTAAAGAAGACTTATCTAAGTTAGAGAACACACTTGAAACTGAAGACTTGGTTGAAATGTATGAGGGTGAAGACCTTGACGAGAGGCAGTTAAAAGGGTATATTAAATCTATACATAAAATGGCAGCCGAACTCTACAATGTTTTAGAAGATACCGATGACCCAGAAGAGTGGGTTATGGAAAAAGCAAAACAATGTGATAGTATGCTACACGCAGTTCACGGTCACATAACTTATGCAAAAGATAAGGACAGAGTTTCTGAGTTAGAAAGAGAAACCCGTGACCAAGTAAGAGAAAGAGGCTACTAAAGGATTTAATAAATGGCAGATACATCTTTATTTAGAAGATTAAAGCGCTTATTTTCTGGTCAAGCTGTAATTAGAAATATCGGTGGTAGAAAACTAAAAGTTTCTGACACATCTAAAATTCAGTCATATGGAACCAGAAACTTAATTGACCGATATCACAGAATTCACAATGCCGGTCAATATGGATTTAGTGCTCAAAGTAATTACGATATGTATTCAGCTTTTCAACAGGCTAGATTACAACTATTTCGTGATTATGACTTGATGGATAATGACCCAATTATCGCATCAGTTCTAGATATATACGCAGATGAGTCAACGGTCAAAAATCCATTTAATGAAATCTTAACAATTAAATCTGACAACGACCAAATACACGAAATCCTAACTAATCTATTTTACGACATATTAAACGTTGAATTTAATCTCTGGCCTTGGACAAGAAATATGTGCAAGTACGGAGATTTTTATCTATATTTAATGATACACCCAGAACACGGTGTTATGAATGTTGTTCCATTATCTGTATATGAAACAACAAGAGTAGAGGGTGACTTAGAAACTGGTAATCCATTTGCGGTCACCTTTAAACTTGATAGTGAACATTCTGTTGTTCAAAAGAAAGACTTTGAAAACTACGAAATTGCTCACTTCCGTCTCCTTTCCGATTCAAACTTCCTACCATACGGAAAGTCAATGTTAGAAGGTGGACGTAGAATCCACAAACAACTCAAGTTGATGGAAGACGCAATGCTTATTCATCGTGTTACCCGTGCGCCCGATAAGAGAATATTTAAGGTAGATGTGGGTAACATCCCCCCGGGCGAAATTGACACATTTATGGAACGCATTATCAATAGTGTCAAGAGACAACCATTGGTTGATGGTCAAACTGGTGATTATAATATGAAGTATAATATGCAAAACATATTGGAAGACTTCTATTTCCCAGTTCGTGGTAAGGATAGTGGAACTACCGTAGAAAACCTGAGCGGTCTTCAGTTCAATGCAATTGAAGATGTTGAGTATCTACTACACAAGTTGATGGCTGCCTTTAAAGTTCCAAAATCATTTATTGGATACGAAGAAGACACAAGTGGAAAGGCTACATTAGCTGCACAAGACGTTCGTTTCGCAAGAACAATTGAACGCATCCAACGCATCGTGGTCAGTGAACTTAACAAGATTGCTATTGTCCATCTTTATACACTTGGATATCGTGACGAAGAGTTGGTTGATTTCAGCCTCTCACTAACAAACCCATCTATGGTTTACGAGATGGAAAAAATCAATCTGTGGAAAGAGAAAGCTGCCCTCGCCGACCAACTGGTTCAGGGTAGATTTGTTTCCCGTGAGTGGATTTATAAGAATGTTCTTGGTGTCACTGAAGAAGACATTATCATTGAACAGGCCAGTGTTATTGATGACGCTAAGTTTGAGGGTCAAGTTCAGAAGGTTACACAAGACGTTCTCAACCCACCGCCTCCACCAGAAGCGGCTCCTGAAGGTGGTGCTCCACCAGAAGGTGCTCCTGTTGAAGAAAGTGAAGACGATTTATATAATGCCGAAAAAGCACTTGATGATGTTGAAACCTTGTTAGCCACCAGAAAGAAAATGGGTAGACCACCAGAAGGTCACAAGTATGGAACCGACAAAGATAAGTTAGGTCGCGACCCACTTGGATATAAAGAAATATTGGGTGCTATGGATGTATTACCAAAAAATAAGAAAGCTGGTAAATCATATGTAGACCCAAGATTACGAGAAGCATTGAAAGATTTAGATTTAAACCTAGATACTACTGATAGTGGTTTACTGAAAGATTAATGTTTTGGTGATGATAGACAATATTTAATATATAGACTTAGTGTAGGAAGACTATGAGTATAAAACACAGTAAATACAAGAATACCGGAATACTTTTTGAATTACTGACCAGACAAATTGCGTCTGACATTCTAGCAGGTGTAACAAACTCAAAAGCAATTCCAGTAGTAGAACGATATTTTAGTAAAAACAAAGAGTTAGGAAAAGAACTAATTCTATATCGTTCTTTTTTTAGTGGTAAAAAGTTATCCGAAACTAATGCTCTAGATTATATTACTGCACTAACAGAACAAAGAAAAAACTTAGATACAAGAAAGCTAAGAGAAGAAAAATATAATCTAGTAAAAGAAATCAAAGACAATTACGATTTACAAAAGTTTTTGTCAAATCGTGTTCCTTCATATAAAATTTATGCATCAGTGTATAAAATCTTTGAGTCCGCACAACAAGGATATACATATGAAAATGTTCAAGAACTAAGTGAGTCAAAATATACCTTAGTTGAGTATCTTTGTGGTGAGGTTGAAAACAAACAAATCGTGGTTGAGAGCGAGGTGGTCAATACTTTAAGAGAACAAGAAGAAGACCTAAGATTATTAACCTATAAAATGATTCTAGAAAAGTTCAATAAAAAGTATAAGAACCTAAATGAACACCAAACTAATCTACTAAAAGAGTATTTGAATAACGCTTCTGATACCCAGTATTTATTAAACTTGGTCAAGACAGAATCTATTATTCTATCAAAAGAACTAAAGTCAAAAATTAAAAATGTACACAATGAAGTAGAACAAATTAAATTACAGGAAGTTGTAAAGCAATTAGATGGCTTCCAAACTCTCAACCACGTTAAAAATAATCACTTAACCGCTCTAATGATTGGTTATGAACTAAACAGTCAGTTAGATAATTTCCAAAGTCATGACTGAAGAAGAATTTAGAAAGTTAGTAAGAGAGATATTAGAAGAGGAGTTAGACGAAATCAGTACGACTGCTAGTATTGCTGTTTACTCTACTCCATTTGCGTTCACAGGAAATAAGAAAAAAAATAAAGACAGACAAAAAAAGACAGCAGAAAAAAGTGGTTACAAATTGGTCCAATCGGTCAACAAACTTGACGAAGCAGTTTCAAGGTATAACAGATTTAAAAATGACCAAGAAAAAACATCTCGTCAAAAGATTGGGTTATCAATAAGAGAAGCAAAAAAAGCTATAAAAGAAATAGACAGACAATTAAAAATATTAACAAGATATAAAAATGAGTTCCGATATAGTACGGACCACTACTGGAAACGTACTTTAAAGGATATTTATACTATTGAGAGGAAAGTACTGAAAATTTCCCAACGTCTCAGGGAGTTAAAATCATGAGCAAGCTTTTAGTAGAAACAAATTTTATTCAATATGATAGTAATATCATCGCAGAGGCTAGAGATGTTTCTAGACCTCTCGTTTTACGTAATGTGGTTCTACAAAGAGCTAACGCCAAGAACCAAAATGGTCGTGTTTATCCAAGAGAAATCTTAATGAAAGAAGTTGCTCGTTATAGAACTGAGTTTGTAAATGAAAACAGAGCACTTGGAGAACTTGACCACCCAGAGAGTCCAGTAGTTAACCTAAGAAATGTATGTGCCAATGTTACCCGTATTGATACAAAAGGTGACGATGTAGTTGGTGATATGCAGATTCTCTCAACACC